TGACACAGTTCTCCCCTGAGCAAGAGGGCATCGAGATTGAGATCGATATTGAAAAGGAAGAAGGCGAAGAGCCTGCTGTTGAAATAGAAGTTAGAGAAACCGGATTTGATGCAAACCTCGCAGAAGATATGAGCGAGGGAGATCTTCAGTCTATATCGGAAGAAATCTTAGATTTAATCAAGACGGACATCAACTCTCGTAAAGAATGGGAAAGAACCTACAGGGAAGGCATAGACCTACTCGGTTTAAACATCGAGGAAAGGACTGAGCCTTGGGACGGTGCCTGTGGTGTATATCACCCGATCCTTTCAGAATCAGTAGTTAAGTTCCAAGCAGAGACAATCCTTGAGACCTTCCCAGCCTCCGGGCCAGTAAAAACCAAGATCATCGGGAAAATCACCCGGGAAAAAGAAGAAGCCGCCTCCCGGGTTCAGGATGACATGAACTATGAACTCACCGAAAAGATGGTTGAGTACAGAAGTGAGCATGAAAGACTGCTATGGAATCTGCCAATCTCTGGTTCGGCTTTTAAGAAGGTCTATTTTGACCCCACGATGGGTCGCCAAGTCGCAGTGTTTATACCGGCTGAGGACGTAATCGTGCCTTACGGTGCGTCGGATCTCTTCTCCGCCCCCCGGATTACGCACAGGATGCGTAAAAACCCTAACCAGTTGAGAAAACTTCAGGTTGCTGGGTTCTACCGGGACATCGAACTACCGGCACCAGACAGAAATACCACCGAAATTGAGAAGAAAAAGGACGAAGAAATCGGTGTAAACGTCATCGATGATGACCGCTACCTGATTTATGAAGTCCATTTGGACTACGATCTGCCCGGATATGAAGATCCGGACGAGATTGCGCTACCTTATGTAATCACAATGGACTCCTCGGGCGAGATTTTGGCGATCCGAAGGAACTATCTGGAGGATGACCCCCTGCGTGAGAAGCGGATGCACTTCACGCACTATGTCTACATCCCCGGATTTGGATTCTATGGCTTTGGACTTATCCACTTAGTCGGCGGTTTTGCCAAAAGTGCGACATCTATCCTTCGACAACTCGTTGACGCAGGCACTCTTTCAAACCTCCCCGGAGGGTTTAAGTCCAAAGACCTACGTGTAAAGGGAGACGACACCCCAATCGCCCCGGGCGAATGGCGAGATGTCGATGTAACGGGCATGACAATCAAAGATTCGATTGTCCCTCTCCCCTATAAAGAGCCTAGCCGTACCCTGTACGAGTTATTGAACACAATCGTGACCGAAGGGCGCAAGTTTGCTTCTGTCGCAGACCTAAAGGTTGGGGATATGTCCAACCAAGCCCCGGTTGGCACGACTCTTGCAATCCTTGAGCGGACTTTGAAGGTCATGAGCGCTGTTCAGGCTCGGGTTCACTCGGCAATGAAGCACGAGTTTAAACTCATCGCAGGGATCGTTAAGGATTACACCCCGGAAGTCTATGATTACGAGGTAGAAAACGCCCCGCAACGGGCAAAGCAGTCGGACTACGACATGGTGGAGATCATTCCCGTGTCCGATCCGAATGCCTCGACAATGGCACAAAGGGTTGTTCAGTACCAAGCCGCCCTGCAACTGGCCTCCTCAGCACCGAATATCTACGATCTACCCCAACTCCACCGGCAAATGCTGGAAGTTCTAGGGATTAAGAACGTTCAGAAGATTATTCCAATTGAGGATGACCAAAAACCGGAAGATCCGATCTCGGAAAACATGGGAATCTTGACCGGAAAGCCAGTAAAAGCCTTCCTTTATCAGGATCACGAGGCACATATCAAGGTTCATATGAATCTTGCCCAAGATCCAAAACTGCAAAAGATTATTGGTCAAAGCCCCAACGCTGGCGCAATGCAAGGAGCCTTAATGGCTCACATTGCAGAGCACGTGGCTTTCCAGTACCGGGTTGAGATTGAGAAAATGCTTGGTGTTCCCCTTCCCCCAGAGGACGAGCACCTCCCAGAGGACATCGAGGTCGAACTCTCCCGTGCAGTTGCGGCGGCAAGCGACAAACTGCTCCAAAAGGGTCAGGCAGAAGCCCAACTACAACAGAATCAGGCACTCCAAGAAGATCCAGTTGTGCAGATGCAGCAAAGAGAACTCGCTATCAAAGAAGCCGATGCCCAGAGAAAGGCTATCAAAGACAAGGTCGATGCCGATCTCAAGGAAAAAGACATCATGCTTCGGGACGAGCGGGAGCGTATGCGGATTGAGTCTCAAGAACAGATTGCCGGTGCCCAGATTGGCGCTAAGGCAGCAGAGGCTTCCATCCGAGAGGAAATTGAAGGCGCAAAAATAGGAGAAAGAATTGGGGCTAAGAGAGTATCTGGTCAGTGAGATTAAGAAAGAACAAGAGGCGTTGAAGGAGCGGTTGGCCTTCAACCCTGTTGAGGACTTCCTTACCTATAAGGAGACGGTAGGGGAGATACGTGGACTACAAAGAGTCGTAAGACTGATAGAGGATTTGCCAGATGACTGAAGCGTTTAAACTGCCTGAACCAAAGGGCTACAAAATATTGATCGCCATCCCTAAAAGGGACGAGACTTTCAAAGGAACTCAGATTGTCCTGCCAGAGGACTCAAGAAAGAAGGAGGAAACGGCTTCCATCGTGGGTTTGGTAGTAAAGATGGGGTCGCTGGCCTTTAAAGATGAAGACAAATTCCCAGACGGGCCTTGGTGCCAAGAGGGGGACTTCATCATGATGAGGTCATATTCCGGAACCCGTTTTAAGGTCTCAACCCCCGAGGGAGAGCAAGAGTTCCGCCTAATCAATGACGACACAGTTGAAGCCGTCGTTGCCGATCCACGGGTAGTTACCCGCATTTAAGGAGTAAGAAATGGCTGAAGAACAACAGCAGATGGAAATAGAAGTAGAAGCGCCTGAGATCGAGATCATTGATGACACCCCGGTAGAAGACCGAGGGAAAACCCCTAAGGGGGAGGTCGATGTCTCCGATGACGAGATTTCCCAGTATTCGGAAAACGTCCAAAAGAGGATTAAGGATCTGCGCCGTGCTTACCATGACGAGCGTCGGATCAAGGATCAGGCTTTGCGGGAACAGCAAGAGGCTATTGCCTACGCAAAGTCCATAGCCCAAAAGAATAAAGAGTTGCAGGAAAGGCTTGCCCGGGGCGAGCAGTACATAGTGGAGACCAGCAAGGCCAAAAACGAGGCGATGCTCTCCCAAGCCGAGCGGGAATACAAAGAAGCCTACGAGGCAGGGGACTCAGAGAAGTTGGTCGCCGCCCAAAGGAAAATGTCTGAAATCGTTGTAGAAAAGCGGGAGGTAGAAAATTATCGTCCAGCCCCTTTACAAACGGAAAGATATGAGGTAGAACAGCAAATACCGAGGGTTGTCCCTGATGATCGCACCCGTCAGTGGGTTTCTCAAAACGAATGGTTTGAGAGCGACCCGGTAATGAGAGGTGCTGCCTTTGGTATCCATGACGAACTCGTCAAGTCAGGATACGTCGCAGGATCAGACGCATACTTCGAGCAAGTAGATGCTCGCATTCGGGAGAACTTCCCGCATAAATTCAGGGTAAATAAACCTGCCTCCAACGTTGTTGCTCCTGCCTCTAGAAGCGCATCGGGATCTAAAAAGATCACCCTGACAAAGACTCAAGTCGCAATTGCAAAGCGTCTTGGGGTTCCTCTAGAGAAATACGCCGAACAGGTCGCAAAGGAGATAAACAATGGCTGATCGTACACCCCGTGATTTAGAGACACGCTCAAACACAGAACGAAAGAGGACTTGGTCACCTCCTTCGTTGCTTCCTAACCCTAACCGGGAGGAAGGAATGTCTTACCGCTGGATTCGGAAGTCAATTCTGGGTCAAGTGGATGACCGAAACATGGTTGCAAAGCAGGAAGAGGGATGGGTTCCTATCAGACGAGAAGACCACCCCGAACTCCAGCACTCCGGCAAGACCTCTGGGCTTGTCGAAATTGGTGGATTGGTGCTCTCCAAAACACCGACTGACATGGTTCAACAACGGGACGATTGGTTCCGTAGGCAAACCGAGGCTCAGACGGCGGCTGTAGACGCTAATCTTATGAAAGAAAACGATCCTCGTATGCCCCTGTTTAGTGAGCGTAAATCGACCACTACTAGAGGTAGACGGGACTAAAAGGAGTTTTAAATGGCTTATCCTACTGTATCAGCCCCCTATGGCATGGTTCCCGTGAACCTGCTGGGTGGTCAGGTATACGCAGGTCAGACCCGTCTGATTCCGATTGGGCAAAACGAAACTACCGCCATTTTCTTTGGCGACGTAGTAACGTTGAACACAAACGGTAATGCGACAAAGGTCACGACCACGGCTACTGCCACCACAATTGGTGTTTTCCTTGGATGTACCTATGTCGATCCCAACACGTCCCAGCCGGTGTTTAAACAGTATTACCCCGGTGCGATCAACGTTGCTGGTATTCAGGCATATGTTCAGGACGATCCTGACCAGTTATACAAGGTCGCTGTCGTTACTGGGCAAAACACCACGATTGGTTTCTTGACCCGAGCCGCTGTTGGAAAGAACACGTCCTTGGTTCAAAACGCCGGATCGACAACCAATGGAAACTCTGAGAACGCTGTCCTCAACGTGACTGACACAGACTCAACTCTGCCAATTCGTGTTGTAGACGTTGTTCCTGAGACCGCTATCGCCGGTTATGCCGGTTCTTACACAGAGGTTATTGTCCGATTTAACTTCGGCATTTCCCTGTATGAAAACGCTGAAGGAAGGGCTTAAAAAATGGCTATCTCTCGTGCCCAACTACTAAAAGAACTTCTCCCCGGACTTAACGCCCTATTTGGTCTTGAGTACAACAAATACGGCGAAGAGCATAAAGAGATTTTCGACACCGAGACCTCTGAGCGTTCTTTTGAAGAGGAAACAAAACTGTCTGGCTTCTCCGCTGCGCCGGTCAAAAACGAAGGCTCTGCCATCGCTTATGACAACGCTCAGGAAGCATGGACGGCTCGCTATCAGCATGAAACCATTGCACTAGGGTTTTCCCTGACTGAAGAGGCAATTGAGGACAACCTCTATGACTCTCTCAGCGCTCGGTACACCAAGGCTTTGGCTCGTGCTATGGCTTACACCAAGCAAGTTAAGGCTGCAAACGTCCTGAATAACGGCTTCAATTCGTCCTACGCTGGTGGTGACGGAGTTGAGTTGTTCTCGACCCTGCATCCCCTTGTATCTGGTGGTGTCAACTCCAACGAGCCTTCCACCCCTGCTGACTTGAATGAGACCTCCCTTGAGGCGGCTGTCATTCAGATCGCCGCATGGACGGACGAGCGTGGCCTGCTGATTGCTGCAAAGCCACGTAAGTTGGTTGTTCCTCCCGCACTGATGTTCGTTGCAACCCGCCTGCTTGAGACCGAACTTCGTGTCGCAACGGCTGATAACGACATCAACGCTCTGAAGAACAATGGTTCTATCCCTGAGGGTTACTGTGTTAACCACTTCCTGACGGATAGCAACGCATGGTTCTTGACGACAGACGTTCCTAACGGTCTGAAGCACTTCGTTCGTATGCCGATGGCAACATCGATGGACGGCGACTTCGACACCGGTAACGTTCGTTACAAGGCCCGTGAGCGTTATTCGTTCGGTTGGTCAGATCCTCTTGGTATCTTCGGATCACCCGGAGCGTAATGAAAAAAGGGGGCGTAAAACCCCCCTTTTTTTGTTTAAACGGTTTAATATTTAGGTACTAGGATTTATTTAGCCCATACGACTGACCTAGCAGACGTTATAGAGACTTATGGGCAATGTGCTATAACACGAAAGGTTTATCATGGCTATTACTACATTTAGCGGCCCAGTGTCATCCCAAAATGGCTTCATTGGCGGCACCGCTTCTTCCCCAATTTCTGTAAATACCGCTTCAAACGTATCTTCTTCGTATGTTACCGCTTCAAATACAACCGGTGACGTTCGTCTTAATTATTCTCGCCTAACCTTTACTTCTACTGGTTCTGGCGAAACTGCTCGTTTCTTAACCCGTGTTACTGGTGCAAACGCCGCTACTGGCGGTACTGTTAACGGCGCTCATATTTCTCTGTCGGTTAATACCGGTGGATCTATTTCTGGCGCTGGTAATGGATTGCGTGTAACTCTTGGTGCCGCTGCCAGCGTAACTGTTGGTGGTACGGTTTCCGCACTTCAAGTAGATTCTGACCTTGGTGCTGGAGCAACGTTGCCCGGGAACGCTTCATTCATCCGTGTAACTAATAGCGGATCAGGCACGATTTCTAACTTGTTCAATCTTCCTGATGCGATGGTTGAGCCTATTGGCGGTACAGCCACTACGGCTACTCAGAAAATCCGTTTCGTTGATTCGGCTGGCACTGCGTACTTCTTGTATGCAATTGAAGCCTAATGCAGATAACGAAAGAGTTTTTGCAATCGGAGATCAAGAAAATGGAAGAGCAACGGAATCACGCACATGACGTAGCCGTTGCCTCTCAAGCGTCTATTGACACCATGTTGGCGTTATTAGAACGTATTGATCTCTTTGAAAAGGAAACGGAGAACAAAAATGCCATCGATGCAATATGACGTACTAGCGACGCAACCATTAACTTCTACAGGTGATTTTAAAGATCAGGGTAATAATAGTATTCAACGTACCCGTATTAAAACTATTTATGCTGTAAATGGTGGTAGCGCTGGTTCGGTTGTAATACGTGAAAATGGAGGATCTGGAACGATATTGATGACTGTAAACACAGCGGCTAATACCACTGCTGGGTACACAATTATTCCAATTCCGGGTGAGGGTATTTTGTGTGAGGGCAATTTACATGGAACTGTTACAAACACAACTTCCATGACTCTTATCTACGGTTAATCATGCAAAACGAAGCCTCATACAACCTCTCTGGCAAGAAACTCTTTATAGGGCTTCCTGCTTATGATTTTAAGATATCGGTCAAGATGGCAATTGCCTTGGCTGAGTTTTGTGTTAAGGCACAGCAACATGGGGTTGTGATACAGATATCGAATGTCTCAGGATGTTCGGTTGTATCAAGGGTAAGAAATATTATTGCGAATGAATTTTTAGAATCTCAAGCAGAGCATCTGCTGATGATTGATTCTGATATGACATTCAAAGCAGATGATATTTTTCGTATGTTGGCTTGGAATCAAACCAAGCCAATTGTTGCCGCAGTTGGGGTTGCTCGAAAGAAAGAAAAGGTTTACTTTTCTTCCCTAGATCAAGATGAAGACAACAACATCATTATGGACAGGATGGGGTTGGTTAAGGTCAAGCGGGTAGGAACCGGATTTATCATGATCCAGCGCAATGTATTTGAAGTCATGAGGGATGCACATCCTGAGTGGAAATACATGGATCAAAACACCGGCAAGATGCTTCAATCATTCTTTGATTTTAAGAGCACACCCGATGGGTATGTCGGTGAAGACTACGTATTCTGTGATCGTGCCCATGAGCATGGGTTCACGGCGTGGGTAGACCCAACAATCAAGTTAGGTCATATGGGCGTTATGGAGTATGAGGGTTCCTTTGGTGAGGATTTCCTATACCCACTCCTAAAACCCATCGATGCCAAAAAAGAGGCGGCGTAATGGCTAAAGATATGGGAATCAAAACCTCTGTTAAGTCAGGCAATTTTCGCCCGACCAAGCAGGGAGCAGGGATGACCGAAAAGGGTGTCAAGGCGTATCGCCGTGCTAACCCGGGGTCAAAACTCAAGACTGCTGTTACAGAAGATAAACCAACCGGAGAAAGGGCGGCACGACGCAAGTCATTCTGTGCCCGTTCTGCCGGTCAGATGAAGAAGTTTCCAAAGGCGGCAAAAGATCCAAATAGCCGTTTGCGACAGGCTCGGAAACGGTGGAAATGCTAATGGAGATGATGCTTTGGAACATGGTGTTGACGGTGTTGTTAGGTGTCTTGGCCTATATCGGTCATGAGAAGGCATCTGAGATACAGCGTTTAAACATTTTGATTAACAAAACTAGAGAAGAGGTGGCCCGTGATAACGTCACTCAAGCAGAAATGGACAAATTTGTTGACCACATTGACCAACGGTTTAACAAACTTGAAGCAAAAATTGATCTCCTTATGCAAAAGGGGTAAATGATGGCATCAGACCGTACCAAAAAAATTGAAGAGTCAAAGGTAGATCCCGATGAGGATTTTATGACTCGTGGAATCCGTGGTGCTATGCGTGGTGCAGCACTGGCTGGAAGCAAAGTTGGTGATTTTGTAGGTCAAGGCGTAGAGGATTTAAAAAGGGGTGTTGATACTACTGTTGATGACATCAATATGCTTTTTGGTACACCCCGTGGAAAGATGAAAGAAGAGTACCTACAAAAGAAATATGATCGTCCGGGTTATAACTATGACCAAAGACAGAAATCTGCCGCAGAATCAGAACTACGTCGTGAGTCTCGTGGGATGAAAAAAGGTGGAAAAGTTAAAGTATCGTCTGCTTCTAAACGTGCTGATGGGGTTGCTCTTCGTGGCAAAACCCGTGGAAGGATGGTCTAGCATGGCTTCTATACCTCTTCCAATAATTACCGAGATTGTTCGTGGTTTTTTAGTAAAACCTAAAGAAGAAAAACCAAAGGAACAGCCCAAAGACGAGAAATCAGATTCTAAACCTGAGGGTAAGAGATCTGGTGGATATGTGAAATCCGCTGATGGAATTGCTATTAAGGGCAAGACTAAAGGGAAAATGGTATGAAAAAGAAAGTTAAACGTTTCCAAGGTGGCGGACTATCCGGTATTGCGGAATCCGCAAATGAACTTATGGGTGAAGTAGACGGTATGGCTAATACCATTAATTACGGCACCTCAACCGCCACCGGTTCTAGTGAGCCTGTTGGTTTTACTGCAATTGCTGGTATGAAGAAGGGTGGTGCGGTGAAGTCTGCTTCTGCCCGGGCTGATGGCATAGCGATCCGAGGTAAGACTCGTGCCTAGCGTATCAGCCAAGCAAGAAAGATTTATGCAAGCGGTGGCTAATAACCCAAAGTTTGCAAAGAAGGTGGGCGTACCAACGTCCGTAGGAAAGGAGTTCACCAAGAAAAAGGGTGGCTCTGTTTCATCCAAACGTGTTGTGAAAGTTAAACCTAAAGAAAGGAAGTCCTAAAATGAAACCCTCAGCATTCAGACCAAAACCAAGATCGTCACCCCAAGCAACAAAACCGGCTCCGGCTCCTATGCCTTCACCTTCATTTCCTAAGATGGGAAACCCATTTAGAAAAATTTCTCGTCGCCCATCAGGCCCCGCCGGTTTTAAAGAAGGCGGTATGCCGATGGTTATGAAAGACGGAAAAAAGATTCCTGCTTTTGCGGCTGATGGCGAAGGCAAGATGAAACGTGGTGGTTCGGTTAAAAAGATGGCTGGCGGCGGTTTAGCGGCTGGTCATAAGCAAGCCGACGGTATTGCCAGAAAAGGCAAAACTGATACCAAGCGAGTTGTCATGAAAAGTGGCGGCGCAGTCAAAAAAATGCGTTCAGGTGGAAAGACCTGCTAAATGAGACCAAGCCGTGGAATGGGAGCCATAAACCCCTCTAAGATGCCGAAGGCCAAGACGATCACCCGTAAGGATGATCCGAATCAGGTCACTATGTATGCCGATGGCGGCAAGGTATCTAGGGTGAATGAGGCTGGTAATTACACCAAACCCGGACTACGGAAGTCTATATTTGAACGTATCAAGGCTGGCGGCAAAGGGGGTGCTCCGGGTCAATGGAGCGCCCGTAAGGCTCAAATGATGGCTATTCAGTACAAGAAAGCAGGCGGTGGGTACAAGGATTAGGTTCCCTGTCTATGATTCCAAACAAGATGGAAACGTTTTTGAATGGTTGATTAGCACCGCTGAAGACTTTAGGAAGATTAGACAAAGAGAACGAGATGTCGAACTTGAAAAAGCCGCAGCAAAGTCTGAAAGCGTGGACGCAACAAAAGTGGAGAACTAAGAGTGGCAAACCTTCTACGCAAGGATCGCAAGCGACAGGGGAAAGATACCTCCCTTCTAGCGCCATCAAAGCGCTCTCTCCGCAAGAGTACGCCGCTACCACCCGTGCCAAACGAGCCGGTAAAGCCGCAGGCAAGCAGTTTGTTGCCCAGCCTAAAGGGGTGGCTAAAAAAGTTGCTCCGCATAGGAAAATAAAATGACTACGGCAGGCACCAGTTCTTTTAACTTAGATCTCAACAGTATTGTTGAGGAGGCGTTTGAACGCTGTGGGAAAGAACTTCGTTCTGGATACGATCTTCGGACTGCAAGACGCAGTTTAAACTTACTCACCGTTGAGTGGTCTAACCGGGGAGTTAACCTTTGGACTATTGAGAACGGTCAGATTCCGCTTGTACAGAATCAGGTTTCTTACGAACTTCCAATAGACACTATTGATCTTTTAGAACACGTAACTCGGACAGGCACTGGAACCAATCAAGCAGATTTGGCAATCACCCGTATTAGTGTTTCTACCTATGCCACGATCCCAAATAAGTTAGCGACAGGTCGTCCAATTCAAGTCTGGGTAGACCGGCAATCTGGTGCTACCTACCCCCCGGGCGGCAGACCAAATGGCACAAATACAACCACTGGGGTAGATCATCCTCAGATTTATGTGTGGCCTGCCCCGGATCAGAGTAATTACTACACGTTCGTATACTGGCGTATGAGAAGGATTCAAGATGCCGGTAATGGAATTACGACACAAGATATCCCTTTTCGGTTTTTAAACTGCATGATTGCAGGGTTGGCGTACTACCTTTCAATCAAGGTGGCTCCTGATAGGGCGGCTGTATTAAAAGAACAGTATGACGAACAGTGGAGGTACGCTTCTGAGGAAGACAGGGATAAGGCGGCTGTTCGTTTTGTTCCTAGAAGAATGTTTATTGAGTAATGGGAAATAGATTTGCGTCTGGAAAAAATGCGATTGCCATGTGTGATCGCTGTGGATTTCAGTATAAGTTAAAGCAGTTGAAGGGTTTGATCATTAAGACCAAGAACGTAAATATCTTGGTTTGTCCTTCTTGTTGGGAGCCTGATCAGCCTCAGTTGCAGTTGGGGATGTATCCGGTGGATGATCCTCAGGCTTTAAGGAATCCAAGGAAGGACAATAGTTATTTGCAGGGCGGTTTAACGGGATTGCAATTATTGGCTACCAGCACTCCTTCGGTAAGTAGTGATGGGACTCCATCTGGTGGTAGTAGGCAGATTCAATGGGGTTGGAATCCCGTAGGTTTAGGCAATACTGGGGGGTTGACTCCTAACAATTTGTTGATGGATGGTCAACTAGGTGCAGTAACAGTTTCAATTACATAGGAGCAGTTATGGACGCAAAGAAAGCAGTTCACAAACATGAAAAGGCAATGCATCCGGGCAAGCCATTGACTAAATTTGCCAAGGGTGGGAAAACCAATATTCAAATGAAGCAACTTGGTCGGAACCTAGCCAAGGTAGCCAATCAAAAGGTATCATCTTTTACCTATAAAAATTCAGGAAGAGGTCGATAATGCATAACCAACCCAAACCCGTTCCTGTTCCCAATACATCGGGATATCCAAATAATGTGCCTAATACGCAAACCCAGAAAACTCGTGGTACTGGCGCTGCGACCAAAGGCACTGGTAATAGCAAAAAGATGGGCTAAATGAACTACTCGACTCTGTTCCAGACAATTCAGGCATATTGTGAGAACGACTTCCCTGACACGGTAGTCGCAACCACAACTGCCACAACGACATCTTTTCTTACCAAAGATCAGATTGATACGTTTATTCGTCAGGCTGAACAGAGGATCTATAACAGCGTTCAACTCCCGGTTTCAAGGGAGAATGTGACAGGTAACTGTACGGCTAATAACCGGTTTTTGACTACACCTACAGATTGGCTTGCTACGTTCTCATTAGCCCGGATTGATGCCAATGGGTCTCAAGAATACCTGTTGAACAAGGACGTTGAGTTTATTCGGGAGTCTTTTCCAAGCCCTACCGCTATAGGTGCTCCCACTCATTACGCTATTTTTGATGAGAATACGTTTATTTTAGGGCCAACTCCAGACGCAGACTATGACATGGAGTTGCATTACTACGCCTATCCACCCTCGATTGTTACCTCTGGTACAACTTGGCTTGGAACTAACTGTGATTCTGCTCTTCTTTATGGTTCATTACTTGAAGCATACGCCTTTATGAAAGGCGAAAAAGATGTTAACGACAATTACATTGCTCGTTACAACGAAGCACTTGCCACGTTGAAACAACTTGGTGAAGGCAAAGACCGTCAAGATATGTACAGAACTGAACAAGCGAGGTATCCAGTTAGATGAGCACCATGAGCGAAGTAGCCTTCCTTTTAGGGGGCGCAAACGTCAAAGTTCTTACAACGCAAGGCCGAGGGTTTACCCCAGAGGAAGTTGCTGAGCGGGCGCTAGACAAGATTATTTCTGTAGGTTCTCAGACGCACCCTGCCATTCGGGATCAGGCAGAGGCGTTTAGAAATCAAATCCGTCAGGTTTTGGTGTTTTACATGAAGGAAGCCATTAAGTCGCACCATACGACGTTGGCTATCAAGTTCAGGAAAGCAGGACATCCTGAGTTTATTAAACTTTTAGATGAGTAAAGGAGCCACAAATGGCGATTACACAAGCGATGACCACCTCTTTCAAAGCAGAACTTCTGCTTGGTGTTCATGATTTCCGTCCGTCTGCTGATGCTGGTGCAGACACTTTTAAAATTGCTCTGTATACATCCTCAGCAACTCTGGATGCAAATACAACTGCTTACACGGCTTCTGATGAAGTTGGTACTTCCGGTACTAACTATTCGGCTGGAGGGCAAGCACTAACTAACACAGGTGTAGGTACAACCAACATTAACGCCAACACAGGTACAGGCTTTACTGATTTTTCTGATGAGACCTTCACGAACGCCAACTTTACGGCTCGTGGTGCGCTGATTTATAACAGCACTCCTTCGGCAAACAGCAACGCTAATACCACGCTGACCAATGCATCGGTCTGTGTGTTGGACTTTGGTGCAGACAAAACGGCTTCGGACGGTGACTTCACCATCATCTTCCCAACCAATGATGCATCAAATGCGATTATCCGCATCGCCTAAGAGTCTTAGATGCCTGCTTGGGGCGAAGGTAGATGGGGGCACGGCGAGTGGAACGTTGGGCAGGTTGATGTCAACGTTCTTCTCGCTAGTGTCGTCACGACTTGTCAGGTAGGCAATGTAGCAGTAACGATTGGTAAGGATGTCCCTGTAACCGGTGTAGAGGCTACGGGTGAGGTTGGAACAGTTGCGTTTAAACAGGTTGCAAATGTTTTTGTAGTAGGGGTAGAAGGGTCTGGTGAAACTGGCACAGCCACGGTTGTAGGTAGGGCTAATGTTTACCCAACAGGCATAGTTCGTTCTGTTTTTGTTGACCCTGTTGGAGTCGCTGCGGGCGCTGATTTTGAACCTTCTGGAGTCCAAGCCGAGGTTGAGTTAGGACAGGATTTAGTTTCTGCTGCGGCAAATGTCCCTGTTACGGGTGTTGAAGGTAGTGGTGAGGTAGGTCAGTTAGCACAACGGACTTCTTATTACGTTACTGGAGTACAGGGTGCTGGACAGGTAGGGCAGGAAAATGTAGAAAGCAGTGCCAACGTATTCCCAACTGGCGTTCATGGTGATGGGTTTGTTGGGACTGTAGTAGTAAGGGCTGCGGCTAACGCTCCTGTATTTGGGTTGGAAGGTACGGGAGAAGTTGGAACTGAAGTAGTAAGCACTGCGGCTAACGTCCTTGTGTCTGGTTTGGAAGGCACAGGAGAAGTTGGGACTGTTGATGAAAGTCGTGAAGTAAATGTATTTTTAACTGGAGTTGAAGGAGATACAGCGCTTGGTCAGAGCGCCATCCAGATAATTATTTTTGTACCGGTTACAGGAGTTGAGGGTACAGGAGAAGTTGGAACTGTTGATGAAAGCCGAGAGGCTAATGTTTATGTAACAGGCGTTGTTGGTACTGGAGCGCTTGGGCAAGAAGAGGCAGAAGGTGGGGCGCTTGTAGATGTTACGGGCGTAGAAGCAACTGGTGAGGTTGGACAGGTAGCCCAACGGACTGCTTATTACGTAAATGGGGTTCAAGGTGTTGGAGAGGTTGGACAGGCAGCGGTAGCGGGTGGGGCAAATGTTTATTTGTCGGGTGTTCAAGGAGTAGGACAGACCGGGGAAGCCCGGACAGGGATTTTAATATTTTTAACTGGGGTTGAGGCCACCAGTGGACTTGGGCAAACGGAAGAAGTAACTTCGGCTAACGTCTACTTAGTAGGGCAACAGGTCACAGTAACATTAGGGACAGCAGTAGCACGTATCCCGAAAATTGTTTTTGTAACAGGTGTTCAGGCGCAAGGACGTACCGGAAAAGTTCTGATCTGGAGTAAAATTAACCCCAACCAGAACCCGAATTGGCAACAGGTTAACGATGTTCAAACACCAAATTGGATGCCGATAGCGGCATAGGAGTAACAAATGGCAAGTACATATTCAGACCTTAAGATTCAGTTAATGGGAACCGGAGATAACTCCGGTACTTGGGGCACTGTTACTAACGTAAATCTTGGCACAGCCCTTGAGGAAGCGATTGTCGGTAGGGCAACGGCAAACTTTACCTCGGATGCCAATCTAACCCTGACTCTTACGGACACCAACGCTACTCAGGTAGCCCGTAACTTTGTACTAAACGTCACTTCCAGTGGGTCACTAAGCACCACCCGAGATCTGATTGTTCCTGCGATTGAGAAACCATATCTAATACAGAACAACACAACAGGCGGTCAGTCAATCCGGGTGATTATTGCTGGTAACTCAGTGACCGTCCCGAACGGCAAGACAGCGTTTGTATACAACGACGGCACGAATATCAACATGGCTTCGGATTACTTCGTAGCCCCCACATTCAGTTCGTTCACCTCAACCGGCGACGGTACGTTTTCCGGTACGGGTCAGATTAAAGTTCCAGCAGGCGCAACCGGTGACAGAAGTGGTTCCCCAGTAAACGGTATGTTCCGATACAACTCTTCATTAAATCAGTTTGAAGGTTATGCGGCGGGTGTTTGGGGAAGTATCGGTGGCGGCGGTCAGGCTGGTGGTGCGATCACTATTAATGAAACCACGGCATCGTCAAGTTACACAATCGCTAGTGGTGAGAATGGTTTGAGCGTTGGCCCAATAACTGTTGCATCTGGCGTGACTATTACGGTCTCGTCTGGTCAGCGTTGGTTAATCCTGTAAGGAGCAGAACATGGCAATAGATATTAATGGTGATGGCCTAATTGCGGTTGGTGGTACATCCACTACGCAGGGTCGTGTACGGCTTGCAGAAGACACTGATAACGGCACTAACTATGTAGAGTTAACCGCCCCGGCTTTACTGGCAAGTAATGTAACTGTAACGATGCCTAACGCTGATGGTACTTTAATAAATACTGATCCCGGTACTACTGGCAACGTACTTACCTCAAATGGAACGGCATGGTTATCTCAGGCTATTAGTGCTGG